CACTCCACCAACCGAAGTTGGAGGTAACAAGACCACACCAGGAGTAAACCTAGTGCCACTTGAGCCGATGCAGGTTACTGCATCAAGTCAGACACAAAAATGTACGAGTGAGAAGAAGGAAGGGGTTCATCCCAACCAATAACGCACTCGTAACCCTTTTGGATGGTCGTTCGACCACGTAAGGGGTAATCATTTATGTGACCTGGTATCTGTTGGGTGGAACCAACAGTGCTATTGATGCCAACACCGTCAGACGGTTGCCCGTTTGACACCATCACCCTGTAAAGGGGATAAGCTGTGTTCATCAATACGGATGGAAGATTCACTTTCACTGGCTTTCGCCGGTAGACTGTGACTCGATATCCGGACCAACCCCGCTGCCTGTTGAAGAGCGGCGGACAGACTGAGTCGAAGCTGCTGGCGATCCATTTGTCTGGGATGTCATTCCCGGAATAATGGCTCGCTTCGCCGTGACGACGGTCTGATACACTCCAGGGACCGAAAGCGCGGAAACGCGCTGGGACCCTAGCAACGTAAGTGCGACGTAAGTCAGCGAGAAGCTGACAAACGCGAACACGAACGTGATCATCATCACTGCCATGGCAATTGAAAGCCACGAGGCGGCGGATGATTTGTGTAATTGAGTTGATTGCATAGAAAATACCAGGTAAGTCCTGTGTTCGAGTCTTAAGGAACACAGGTCTGACTGCTTCACCAGCATAGTAGTCGCAACCACACGACTCGAAGAAGCTCCCGTCCGTGAAAGACTTCTCGCGATTGAGCGAGAAGCCGACACAGTTAAGAGTTTCGACGAGAAGTGGGTAGGCTGCAACGGGTACGATGATATCATCACCGTACACATGGATGTTACTTTGAGTACGAGGTGTAAGACCTTCCTCGACCATGGCTGATGAAGCCAGGGCGTAGAAGATCAGAGTCTCGAGTTCAAAGGTATATCCATTGCCCATGCTAGACCATTTCTGTAGTTTAATCGTCTCGCCTTTGTAAGACGTGACGGGAGAACGACAGGAGTCTAAGAACTCGACCCAGTCAATGGGCAAGAGTTCCAAGACCAGCTGATAAGCGATTGTGTCGCTTGCAGCTGAAAGGTCAATAGTGCAAAGATTCTCGTTACCGTGATTAACGGCAGCAAGAGATGCTTTGCGGGCGAGATGCTGGTTGATCCCTTGATTATCCAAGTCGACGCCGAATTTCCTAAGGCGTTGACGGATATGCGAGCCGATGCCCTTCTGAAGAACCACGTTGAGACATGGTTCGATACAGATAGCGCGATCAGTTTTCGCATTCTTGGGAACAAAAGCAAGCTCACTCCCCCCGACCGGAATGATCCGGGCCTCATCATCCTGGAACCAACCGGGCATTTCGCCTAGAAGGTCAGGGAGGGTAGGGAGGAGGTTGAACTGGCAAGTGGGGTCAGCTACGAGTTTATTATACGGGGAGGTATCTCCCCGAACTCCGTAGCTCGCACCAGGGCCGAAGGCAAAGTTGAGTTGATCGAGAGACGGGACGTCACCAAGAATGTCTGCTATTTTACTTTGAGCACGGAGAAATACCGACTCAACGCGTGAACGAAAGTTAATTAGTCCACGAGCGCGACATTCAAAAAGGACGTTAGTCTCAAGGCAACTCTTCTCTGCACTCAAGAACTTCTGGAAGGCCACAGCTTCGGTATCAATCCCCGTCCGCAAGGACGGGAACTTTTTAACGAAAGAAATAGCCTGGTAATCCAGGAAGAAAGTGAGCGCCGAACTATACGCGTTGGGGTCAACCTCAACGTTAACCAACTCCTTGTGATTTCTCTCAAGGAAGAGGGGAAGACGTGTGGGATTGAGGATAGCGCAGAGTTCTCGTGCGAGAGCCAGTTCGCTGAAATGCTTCAGTTTCATATCGTTCCATGCGGATAACGAGTGTGCACACTTTTGCAGGTGCGCACGGTCGGTCTAACACGCGCCAAAGGCGCGTTACGAGAAGTCGGCGATTAAGCCGGCGTCGCGTAGTTCCAGAGCAGATCGTCCGTCTGGGCGTTCTGCAAAGTCTGAGTCGTGAACCAGTGGAGGCGCTTGCGCTCCTCCACGGTGCAGTCTTCAGGGAACGTGAAGATCACTTCGACCGTCGGGCGGCGGCGAACCACAGAGGACGCGAGTCCATTGATGGTTTGCACGCCGATGACGGGCGTTTCGATCTTGACCGATGCTCGCAGGTTCCGCGGAACCACCGTAGTGGAACCCTTCTTCGGCGCCGTAGGGCGCTTCAGAGTGTAGGTGAGTTTGCCGTAACCGGCATAAACACCACTGGAGCGATCTTCATACTGAGCGAAGTCAGGCGACTGGCGGCTCGGAGTGAAGGTGGTCGATGCGCCGACAGAGTCGGTGACGACGATGGCAGTAGCTTGAGTCATGAGAGGAATCCCCTTTCAGGGCTGAAGTTGTGAGCGAATGCTCATTTAACTTTACTTGAACAGGTTTCGGACCTGCCAAAGCAAAGCTATTCCATTGGTCACCTGCCCTTTTGAGAGCGAGATGTCCGGCTGCACGTAGTTGTAGCTTGGTAACGACGGTAGAGACTTTCTCCAGACCCAGCGTTCATCCCGTGACGCGGTGGCGTTATAACCACCCATGATCACAGTATGCTTGCCGTCCGGAGTGGCCTCTAACCAGCCGTCGAGACTCTCGTAACGAGTAAGGTTACCCGAACCCTTGACAGTCATGTATCCCTTTCGGTATTCTAAACCGAGAGGAGGAACAAAATTGTCAAGATAGTTACCGATTGGCATAAACCAGTCAATAACAAACGAGAAAGGCATAAGCTCCCAAGCGATTGACAACGGGTTGGTCACACCTAATGTGGATAACTTCCGCAAAAGGGGGTTGGACTCAACCATTTCACAAACCATGTGAATAGTCTGCTTTGCATCAATCGATTCAGCATAGTATCGCGACCCAGGTTGCCCTGAGGTTGACGACGCCCATGCTGTTCGATCGCGCATGTGGGTAATCCCCTTGAGCTCATGCTCGCCTTTG